TGGAAAAGTTAACCCAATCACAGCATTCCCTGGGTCAGGTGTAGTAGTATTTGGTCAGAAAACACTTCAAACTAAAGCCTCAGCACTCGATCGTATCAATGTTAGAAGATTGTTAATTAACATCAAACAATTCTTAGATCAACAAGCTGGTAATATCGTATTCGAAGCAAACACAGTAGCTACTAGAAATAATTTCTTAGCGATTGTAAATCCATACTTAGAATCAGTACAACAAAGACAAGGTTTGTACGCGTTTAAGGTTGTTATGGATGAATCAATCAACACAGCAGCTGTAATTGATAGAAACGAGTTAGTAGGTCAGGTTTATCTCCAACCAACTAAGACGGCTGAATTTGTTATCCTAAACTTCAACATTCAACCAACAGGAGCTTCATTCCCAGATTAATAGAAGTTTAACAAAAGGTATAAAAAAACAAATTCTCTAATATTTATTAACAAATAACAACAAAAATGGCAGTATTAGATTCAAACGAAATTTTCTTTACAGCATTTGAACCCAAACAGCAACACAGGTTCATACTGTATATGGATGGCATGCCAAGCTATACCGTAAAAGGTATCAGCGGAATTGGAGTCACCCAAAACGCAATTACAATAAACTACATCAACGTTTTACGTAAGATTAAGGGTAAAACTACTTGGAACGATGTTACTTTAACACTCCACGATCCAATTACTCCTTCCGGTGCACAAACCGTAATGGAATGGGTAAGATTAGGACACGAGTCAGTAACAGGTAGAGATGGTTACTCTGATTTTTACAAAAAAGACATAACTCTTAATCTTTTAGGACCTGTTGGTGATGTTGTAAGTGAATGGGTTTTAAAAGGTGCTATCATCACAGCAGCTACGTTTGGAGATTTCAACTACGACAACACTGAAAACCCAGTTGAACTTTCATTAACACTTGCTTTAGATTACGCAGTATTGAATTACTAATATAAGCCAAAATATTATAAAAAGAAGCGCGCAGAAATGCGCGCTTCTCTATTTTTGCCATATTTATAATAAACAAAAAGTTATTTAAAATGAGTGACACACAATTTAATCTGCCTACAGAGATTATAGAATTACCCTCAAAGGGTTTATTATATCCTGAAGGTCATCCTTTAGCAGAAGGAAAAGTTGAAATAAAATACATGACTGCTAAAGAAGAGGATATCCTAACTAACCAAAACTACATCAAAAACGGATCAGTAATCGATCGATTACTTCAGTCACTGATCGTAACAAAATTTAATTACGATGATTTACTAGTGGGTGATAAAAACGCGATTATGATTGCTGCACGTATTTTGGCGTATGGAGCAAAGTATGAGGTTACATACGGTGGAACAACACAAGAAATTAATTTAGCCCAGCTGGAAAATAAGGAAATTGATGAAAGTTTGTTTACTGAAAAAACAAATTCATTTAGTTTTACGTTACCTCACACAAAGAACGAAATTACTTTTAAGTTATTGACGGGACACGATGAAAAAAAGATTGAGTCCGAATTAAAAAGCCTTAAAAAAATTAGTAAAACTACTTCTGCTGAAGTAACTACACGATTAATCCATACTATTACATCTGTAAATGGTTCTTCTGAAAAGAAAGATATTAGGGAGTTTGTAAATAATTTCTTTTTAGCTAAAGACGTAAGAGAATTTAGAAATTACTACTCTCAGGTTACTCCAGATGTAAACATGGATGTTGAATTAATTGATTCAGATGGTGAAGATAATACCATAAAACTTCCAATTGAGCTTGGCTTTTTTTGGCCTGACTCCTGAGGCCGCACCCCTAGTCCGGCAAAATTTGTTTAATCAAATTCACGAAATAGTATTTCACGGACAGGGAGGGTATTCTTGGAATGATGTTTATCAAATGCCTACGTGGCTTCGTAAATTTACTTTTCATAAAATAAAAGAATATTACGATAAGAAAAACAACAAAGAACAAGAAGATGCTACCCAAAGTTGGTTGCAAGGAGATGCTAGAAAAGAAGCAGCAAAAAATGCACAAGTAAAAAAACCTACTTATTCTACTAATATGAAAAAAGCATCTAAATGATGCTTTTTCTTTTTGAATATTTATTAACATGGCAGACACTCCTTTAGGTAATCTAAATGCTGAACAGTTAGCTGAGTATAATAGAGAGGGAAAAAAACTACTAGTTACTTTTGAAGACATTGGCAAAGTTGTTTCTTCTAATGCTAAAACAGCATCTGACTTTACAGAAAAATCTGTAAAAAATTATAGTTCTTCTAATAGTGTAGCTAAAAAATTATCTAAAACCTTAGCAGGTTTAACTAAAGAACAATTAATAGGTTTAGATAAACGTAAAAAATTTGAAAAAGATTTAAAAGATCTTGATTCTGAAATAGCAGCACGTAAAGCTACTATTAGAAATCTTGAAGAAGATATAGTACAACAACGTGCCCTTACTGTTAGCTTAACACAAGCTGTAGCCGAAGAAATGGCTCAAGGAGCTGATGCTGATCAAAAGAAAATTGCTGCTTTAAATACCCAAATTGATTTATCTAAAGAAAAAACTAACGTTCTTTTAGATAGTCAAGAAGCCCTTCAAGACGAACAAAATGAGGCTAATTTACTTAAAGGTAAATATAAAGAAATCCTAGACACCACAAGGGAAATGGAAAGGGTAAATCCCTTTAAGTCATTATCTGAAATAACGGGGAGCATCCCTGTGATAGGAAAACTTTTTAAAGGATTAACAGATGCTGCTTCTACTTTTAACAGAGAATTAGCCAGAGCCCCAGATCACCTTACTGAAGCTCAAAAAAGAACTCATGCTCTTAAAGAATCTTTTAAGGGAATAGGAAAAGATGCACTAAAAGCGTTTGCCGTTAAAGGTGTAGCGGATATGGTCACTGGTATAGGCAGACTCCAATCCGAATCAGTTAACCTTAGGAAGGAACTCAACATGAACTCTAAGGCAGCTACTGAACTTCAAAAAGATTTTATAAAATTAGCTGAGAATAATTTAGGATTTGTAGCTTCTGATTTTAACAAAGCACTCAGAGAAGCTAATGCTACATTAGGAACTACAGCCAAGCTATCAGACGATACTTTAAAAACCCATGTTAATTTAACTAAAAACATGGGCTTTTCAGCAGATGAAGCTGGAAAGTTAATGAAATTTGCCATGGCAACTGGTCAGGATTTCAAAACCATGACCGAAAATTCTATGGGTACTGTAAAAGTATTGAATGCTCAAAACGGTACTGCTATAGACTATAAAGAAATTATGAAAGACATCAATGCTACCTCTAACCAGGTTAAGATGTCTTTAGAAGCCCAAGGTTTTAGCTTAGAAAAAGCAGCATACGAAGCTAAAAAGATGGGGATGTCATTAGATCAAATGGATGGCATTGCTGGTAGTTTGCTTGATTTTGAACAATCTATAGCTAATGAATTAGAAGCTGAATTGTTATTAGGTCAAGACCTTAACTTAGAAAAAGCTAGACAAAAAGCTTTAGATGGGGATCTTGTAGGGATGGGTAAAGAACTTATGAACCAAGGCATTACGGCTAATAAGTTCAACAATATGAACCGTATAGAGCAAGAATCTATTGCTAAGGCAATGGGTATGCAACGCGGGGAAATGGCTGATATGTTTGCTGAACAACAAGCCCTAGCAAATGCCTCAGCACAATTTAGAGCATTAGAAGGTAATTCTCTTGATGAAAAATTTGCTAAACGATTAAAGGAAATTCAACTTATAGAAGACGAAGCAAAGAAAGAAGAAGAATTAGCAAAATTAAGGGCAAGTGTAGGAGATGAGGAGTTAGCAAAAAAGATCGAAACTCGAACTCTTAAAGAGATGGAGGTAGAGTTTAACACTAAAGTTCAAGATGATCTAGCAAGAAAAACAGATGATTTAACAGGCGCTGTTGATAAAAGTGAAAAGGCAATGAATTTCTTAGCTAAAAACACCGATCTTTTAACAATAGCTACTATAGCATTAACAGCAGTCCAAACAGTGATAGCAGCCTCAGAATTATTTGGGGGATCTAAAAAAATTGGAGATTTCTTTAAAAAGAAATTTAAAGGAAGTGATATTGATACAAAAAGTGTAGGTAAAAAAATCACAGACACTCTTGATGACAGTGTAGACGATGTTGGTAAAAAACTTGCAGATACCCTTGACGATAGTATAGATGATGTAGGTAAAAAATTCACCAAAACTATGGGAGACGCTACTTCTGATGTTGCTTCTAAAGCTTCTAAAGCAGCTAGTGTAGCAGATGATGTCGCTAAAGCAGGTGCTTCCTCAG